TCATCCTAAGATGATTCCTGGCTTACGGACTGCTTTGATGCCTGTTGTAATCTCACGGTAATGATCTGCTACTGGTTCAGCAGCAGGAGCATCAAGCATAACATGGCTCTTCTGTAGTCTGAACTCCTGCCCTGGCTGTGTTGACAGCATCGGTGGAATCAGTTGGAGCCCGCCATCGCGGACCGGCACAACCAGCAACGGTTGTGAAACAATCCACAACTTGTCTAAGTCCTGTTCCACCTTAGCAACGATTTCTTCGCTTGTAGCGAGGCGAAATGAAACAATATCACCTTCACTATATGTTGACTTCTGTTCTATCATTAAGGTCTCCTTACCCTATTTCGCAGACGCCACTTGAGCAGGCAAGCTGTTGCGCGCCTTCGACGTTATCTGTTACTTCTAAAAATGCGTCCCAATCAATAATCGGCATCTTAGCAACCAATGCCTCATATTGATCTTTAGCTGTCAGTGTAACACCATTGACGACCTTATCGCAAATCTCTTGGTAAGGTGCTTGGCGATAGTTGTGATCACTATGCGGCAAGAAGCTTACACCACCAATGTCATCAAAGTGTTCATAGACCCACGATCCTACCTTTAACCACTCGCTTTCGCGCACATATACAGTGATAGATGGGTTATGCTCGCACCAATGTTTTTTGAACACCAAATAGTGCTCTAACTGCTCTAAAGCCGTCATATCATTGCGGAAAACTGCCGTATCTGGTGCCTTTTGTGGGAAGGAAAACACCCAGGATGACTCTGGCTTTGTAACGTCATCTTCACACGGAATGCCTGCATCCTTGAGGAACTTGCCCAACGGATCCTTCTTGTCTTGGCGCACTGTGCGAACATAGTATTTGCTGTAACGAGAATGGATACCTGACGCAGAATCAACTAACTGCGATACTGTGCCTGACGGTTTCACTGTTGTAATAGCAACTGATTGGTTGATGCCAAGCTTCTCTGCCCATTCTTTGTTCGTGTCAATCGCAACTTGGCGCATTTCATCAAGCCATTGTGCTAACTTCTCGTGCCCTTCACGACCAGACAGGACAACGTGGTCCATAATACCTGTCAGTGATACGCCCAACAATCGTTCTTCTTCGCAATTCTTGCGCCAAATGTTACGGATGAACTTGAAATCAACCAACGTTGCTTGGAACGTGCCGAGGATGGTCGCATACTTGACCTTCTCTTTAATGCGCTCTAACGTATCGCCCTCACGAACAACAACCTCACTTAGGTTACAAAACTGATTTGGGCGTAGTAAGATCTCGCCGCATGGGTTTGTGCCGAAGTCCCAGCCTTCTGTTTCACGACGGCCTGTTGCCTTCGCTTGCTTGATTGCTGAACGACGATTGAAAATGCCACGCTCGCCTGATTTGCTGTCATACAGTGAAATCCATTCACGCATGAAGATGCCGATTTCAGGTTTCTCTGTGTAGGCTACGCTGTTGTTTGCTAATGAACGATGGACAAAGTCTTCCCACCACTGGCCATTCTTTGCGCCACGCATACGTTCATCTGATAAGTTAGACAATGAGATAAGTGCTGAACGGCGGACGCCACCGACAACAACTACCTCACCGATCTTACACATGATGTCATGACATTCTAACGAATTTAATTTTCTGCCCGCTGCCTTCTTGAACATTGTCACAACGAAGTGAAATAATTCGTCAAGTGGTCCTGGTCCTGAACTGCGACCACCGAACGTCTTCAGACGTGCGCCAGCTGGACGTAGCTTACTAAGATCCCACTTAGGCACCTTGCCTTGATATAACAGTGTAATAAGTTCATGCAACGATGATGCCCACCCTAACTTACTGTCCTTGACGAACATAGTGGTGTCACTGTCGTAAAATTCTTCTGAGATGACTGGTAGTTGATTGACGTATTGACGTTCAACGCTGAAGCCTAAGCCTGTGCCATTCATCAGGATGTAAAGTGTTTCGCTGAATGTCTTGATGTTATCTACTGTGATGTACGAGCAATTGTAGCCCGCGATGTTGTCACGCTCTAATGCTGGTCCTGCTGTCATCAATGAACGCATTGATGGCATTACTTCCATTGCTAAAATGTTTGATCTGATACCGTTGTTTAATACTGGTCTGTGATCCGGAAAACGATTGCTGTAAAACTCGATTAACCTTTGGACTGTTTCGTCCCAATTTTCCCTGCGTTGCTTCTCATCTATAAAACGGGCGTATCTACTCTTGTGTATGTAAAGCCTGTAATTATCCATTTGTTTTCTCTCTTTTTAATGTTATCGTTTATTTACTGATGGTGCGGAGGCAACGACAGATTCCGTGTCCATTTGCTGCGTGATTTAGTATTTTTCCAACTGGAGATCAGCGGAAGTATAAACTTGGTTGATCTGAAGCTCTTTGCTGAGCTGCTCAGTACTTATGACTTCGTTAAAAATGTAATTAAGCACATATTTTCCGTCGTCGATCGAGACTAAATTGTAACTGGCAAGACTTGAAGCCTCTTGCGCTCGAATAATGCTAAATGTATGTTCTTTGCCATGCTCAGACAATACCAGCGTGTAAAGCATGCCTAATGCTTTAGCCATGTCATCATACTTGCCATCAATAACTAATTCCCAAGGCGACGGCCAATCTTGTGGCGATTGCCTATCAAGGTAGTGATTGACAAATGGGGCGTAACTCCAATAATGAACTGTTTTTTGAACTGCTTCGTCGAATGACAAGCGACTGATGATAGAGCGAAATTCTTTCCATTCCGCCAATCGGTCTTCGGACCGTAGATTCCACATATTTTAAAGTAATGTTCTGCTTGAAGTTGTTAAAGTTGCGTTAGTTCCTGTACCGACAGTGTAATGTAATTCAATTACGTTAGTCAATAAATTTAGCGTTGGTATTAGCGTTATGTCGAGATCATTTGTCTCTACGTATTCATCATCATATACAATCGTTGCGCCAGCAGATGTGATCTTCAATACTCCGGTGCGCTGATTAGCATCACGTGTAATTGAATATTCTACTGTTGTAGGTTGTAATCCATACCCAATAATACCTGCTAACGCATTAGTTGATGCCGCTACTAATGTTGTGCCCTTGCCGCCGACTGTGAGTTGCTTACCCAACATGAAACGACCGTTAGACAATGTTGCAAAACTTGATTTACCTTTAAGGTCAATCGCCGGCACTGCTGCATCGAATGCGCGATCAAACACGTCACCGATGCTGTAGCAATTATCGCCACCAAAGCTGATGATAGGTAATCCGTTGCTACAGTTCTTAAACGTATTAAATGCGCTCACTACGTGTGAAACAGATGCCGATGTTGCTGCAAAGATTGCAGTATTCACAACGTTGTCAAACACAGAGTTTGTAATCCTAATCGACGAAATATTTGCTGTACCAGTGTATAGCTCGCCGAGATTAACACCACGCCATAAGTTGTTAAAGTTGCCTCCAATAACCTGTACGTCGTTTAAGCTATTGTCGCAGTATAGGGCGTAGTTGTAATTGATAAAATCACAGTCATTGAATGCCAACTTGCTAGTCAATGGGCGTGGTGGAGTGTCTGCTTCTGTACCAACTTTGACGCATGCCGTATGATTCAATCCATTCGGAGTAAATGGTGTCGGGCCACTAAATGCTACGCGATTGAAATACATGTCGGTAGCCGAATCGAGATAAACAACGTCTGATCCGGAGTTGTTGATAAGCGTTATACCTTCAATCTCACAATAACCCGGCGGCATCAACGGAACTCCTGCTGTTACTTCTAAATCCATAGCTTGAACAACAGGCTTAGGTGTAGAACTGTTTTGCACAATGAACGTTGAGTTTTTTCCGTCACCTTTCAGTTTTACGTACGGAATCATGCGGATGAAATCGCTTGTTAGATTGTATGTACCTGCTGGTAAATGTAATGTACGACGTACCAGTGGCTCAGTTTGTAACAAAGTGTCTTTGTATAACTGTGTAATTGCGTGATTGATTTCATGGGCGACATCAGTCTGTGAGCTGTCACCATTGGATCCAAAGTCACGACTATTAGCAATGTCGTCGAACTTTGCTTGCATAGAACGCGCAATAGGATATCCCGAAGTTAGTCCAGTTTGAACTTCAGATAAGAGTCCATCCTGACTACCTTTAAATATATAACCGCCCGTCAAATTTAATACGCCGCCGCTGTCTGCCCAATGTTGTGTAAGGATTTCTGTATTGCCTAACTCTGGGGCATGTTCCTCGTAGGTACCGTTGCCGATGAACAGTCTGCGTTCGTCAATCGACCAGCCCAATTCACCACTTGCTAACTGTGGAGGTAAATTTTCTTGGAGGCCGCGCCTAACCTGTACTCGACTGATCTGAAGAATCGACATCTTTTTTCCTTTTTACTCTATTATGTATTTATGCGGTTGGATCATTCTTGTTTTTCCAATACTCGATCTTCTTTAGTCGGCGCTTTTCTTTAAGTTCAGCAGCTTTTTCTGGACCATATATCTCTTCATAAGTCATGCCCTTCTTTCCGGATGGAATTCCTTTGTTATGCGCTGTTTTTCCTTTGCTACGTCGTGATATTGACTCTCCTAACTCAGCGAGACTACTATGCGTTTCTTTAGTTAACCCTTTATTCCACGGAATTCGACCTTTTGGTGCTCCCATATTTTTCCTTTGTTCTGCTGTCATTGTCAAACCTGCGTTCCATGATGGCCCAAGTTTTCTTCCTTTATTCGTTGACGGTTGACCTTTTTTGGCCTTAGATATGTTAAGCTTCCTTTCCTCGGTATGCGGACCTAAGATTCTTCCACAAAGCGGAGAGGGACGACCTTTCATAGTCTTTGATCTCTTAAGACTGGTTTCAGACGATGGGTTCATCAATCCTTCCCCGCCATCCGTCATGTTTGTTAGGTTTCCTGTTTTTATGTCGCTTCGTCCGTAATACGCGATCAGACTGATTTCTTCACTGAATGCCAACTGCTCTGTTTCATATCGAGAACGAATTTCAATTTCTACCTCAAGGCCAGCATCTAAAATTTGCAAGATAGTGTAAAATTTATGTCGATTTGGGTATTTAAATTTCTTTCCTTCTCTAAATTTAATTGCCTCGACTATGTGTTGTTGCTCTCTCGGAATATGTGAGCAACGGTCTTGTTTGCCGACACCAACATAAAATGGTTCGTGAGTGATCGGATTCTTTAAGATATAGACATAATACATTGAGCGCTCCTTAGTATGCGTTTGCTCATAATATTTATCCAAATCAATTATTTTTGTAATATAATTCCAATCGGTCCCACCACATCCCTTTATATTTGTCTAACTCGGCGCCTTCAATAACCCAATGTTGGAATTCACATGCCCGACTACACATCAAGATAACTCCACTCTTCATCTTAGTTCCGTGAACTGCGTCGTGAGCCGCCATATAGGCGCAGATTTGTAATTTGTAATCGTCTACCCATTCTTCCTTCTTTGGGCGATTTGTTTGTTTGAAGTCGAGGATTGCTTCGTTACTTTTCCAAACCCCCGCAAGGTCAGTTGATCCTGCGTACAATCCCGGATGATACAAAGGTACCTCAACTCCCCAAACTTCATCGAGATGGACAAGCCCGTTTTGAATGATCTGTTGCGCCATTGGATGCGCGATCTTCTGTACCATATTGGTACCCGGCGGCTTCGCTTTGCCCAAACAATGCTCTTCGAGCATCTTGTGCATTGTGGTCCCGACACCAGCTGCTTCTTTAGTGATGACCTCTGCGTTAGCTTGACCAACACGCTTACGCCAATTGTTTAAGGCGTCAATCTTTTCTTGCGGTTTGGTTTTATCGAGGATCGACGTTACACTAGGAAGCTTCCTTCCATCAGGAGTGCAATATTTGCGTATGCCATCCTCATTTGATCTTGACAGCGGTTGATAGTTAAATCTTTTATTGATGATCACTTAGTTTTTTCGCCTTATATTCGGTTGTGTTTAATGCTATTGCTGCGGCTCTAATAGAAGGGTAAATTACACCATTGACTGTAATAGGTTTTTGATTTGGAGCAGGCAATTTACTCTTTTTTACTTTTATCTCTGTTGCTTTTTCAATTCCAAATATTTCTTCATTTGTTTTTCCTCTTCTCCATGCTTTAGCTATTGTAGCAGATTCAGACATCTTTAATCTAGTCTTTTCGGTAACTATTTTGTCCTTATGCGTTTTACTCATTATTTCGCGCATAGAATCCGACACCACGCGCCTCCCCGATTGGTAAGCTTCGAGTAACGATTTAGCTCGTTTTTGTTTTTCTTCTTTTGGTTGAGTCCGATTTTTGTTAATCGAATTTCCTAACATCATCTGTCGATATTTTTCTCTTCGTTCCGGAGAATAAACTGTTTTTGTTCGTTGAATGTTTATACCTAATCCTGTTTCCATCTGATGGTTTGCCCACATTCTCGATTCAACTATGTCGTGCGCTTTTGAAAACGCCGTAGCTTCTTCAAATATTTCTGCTTTATCATAATATAGATGACACCAAATTGTCGAAACATCATTACCGTGTTTCTTCAAATGATTTAACCAATGGATGCCCGACCCTTTATATTTCTGTGGATCTTTTGCTACAGTTTTACCAAAATATTTAAGTCCGGTTTTATTATGCTGTTTAACATAAAGCCAAGTTGGTTTAAATTCTGTTGTCATTACCTTCTCCGTCACTACTATATTTAGCAAGACTAAATTGGGTTCAAAAATAAAGGAGCATTGCTCCTTTATTAATTACTGTGCCCGATTATTTCGAGCCTTCTTAGCCATATCCTGAACGGTTTTCTGTGGATCTTTAGAGGCACCCGTCTCGTCATCATCACCAGTGTGTTCTTCGTCTGCATCTGGGTCGTTATCCGATTTCAAAATAACTTCGTCTTCGTTAAACGATTTGATGAGTTCTTTGACTGCTTCAACATTTTCGAAAGCATCAACCAAAGCATTGTAATCAAATGCTGTGTCACCCGCGTTTTGGACAAGTTGAATTAGCGATTCAGTGCGAAGCTTTGCGGATAGTTCTTTATCCTCACTGCGCTTTTTGAGGAACATAAGAACAGGAAGAAGATTAGAACTTAGGTTACTTTCGCCGCTAAGTTGTTCTTCTGCGCTTACATCTTCGTGAATTTGATTGATATGAATTTGATCTTGAACTGCTCTAATAATTGTAGCTCTGATTTGATTGCTTGTAAGCCCCGAACCGACACGCAAACGATTTACAAGATCTTCATTGTTGATGATCGTGTTTAAATCTGCACCTGCTTTAACTTGCCTTGCTAACCTTGGAGCTAATTCAGGAAGCTGTCTAAGTTCCGAATATTCACGAATGATTTCTTTAACTTTCATTACAGGCCTCTATCGCGACCTGCTGCTCGACCGGCCATTCCGCCTACCGTAGCATTCTTCTTTTCTGCTTGTGCTTTAGGATCTTCGTTCTTGACGGACATGTTCTTGAACTTAATCTTCTTGTCGTCAATGCTATCGATCATGCTGCGGATTTCAGGCGACTTTTTGTTGATCGCGATCAAGTCAGCTAAGTTGACTGGCTTCT